AGAATTAATTTTTAAAACAATAACAAGTACAACCCCATATTTGGACGAACTTGAAAATATTAGTTATTTTGGTAGTGTTAGTGATGACGATTATGACGCATTAACAACTAATGGGTCATTCACCGCAACAACAAACGTTTATGGTGTACCATCAATACCTTTTAGTGGTAATAATTTATGTGATGGTGCAAACACACCGTGGTTTTATTCATTATTTGATAATGTTGGTGGTGGAAGTTATACAGGATTTTCATTTTGGTCAATTATTCAAGGTTTAACTAACATTACTCCGGTTACAACAACTACTACTGCACCAACAACTACATCAACAACAACCGACCCTTGTGTTATTCCTGTTCCAACAACAACAACAACAACAACCATACCCATACCTGTTGAGTGTTTTTCGGGAAGTGTCCAAGGAATAATTTATTATTATACTGGAACATCATATACAAATTATGATGATTTAGTTGTAGCAACATTTAGATCAAGAGGTATATCAACATATTCAAATGGTAATAACCCAATTTACGAAGTGTCTAATTTGGCAAACGTAGTTTTAGATATGACAGGACAATATTCTGGAGTATTACAAAACCCATATCTACCATTTGGAGTAAATGTTACTAATGATGATGGTGTTAATTTTAACTTTGAAACTTCTTTTGCAACAAGTGACTCACAATATATAACAAAAGTTTTTGGTACAGATAATTTTGGTAAACCAAGAACAGTAGTTCCTTTATTTACTGAAGAAAGGTTTCAGGCTTTATTAAACTATGGTTGGAAAAAAGGATTTATTAAAGGATTAAGTCCAACATTAATAGATTTAAATTCTGCACAAAGTAATGCTTCGGATTCTATTGGTTGGTATTTAGATAAATACCAAACACCAAGTTCTCCTTGGGTTGTGTCTGAACTTAGGGGTACAAAAGTTTATAACCTATTTAAATTTTATACAATTTCAGATGGTGATTCGGCTAATTACGAAATAAAAATATCAATTGGTAATATTTCGTTTTCAAATCAAACATTTGATGTGTTTATTCGTGATTATTACGATACGGACGCAAATCCAGTTGTGATTGAGAAATTTACTAACTGTAGTATGGACCCAAGTCAAAATAATTTTATTGCAAAAAAGACAGGTTCGTTAGATGGTGAATACCAACTTAACTCTAAATATGTTATGGTAGAAATGAATGAAGACGCTCCTGTTGATTCACTTCCTTGTGGTTTTGACGGGTTTAATTTTAGAATTTATGGTACCGCAAGATCACCATTTCCTGTTTATAAAACAAAATACGATTTTCCTGGAGAAGTTATCTTTAATCCTCCATTTGGAACACCAATTCAAAGTGGTGGAGATAATGTTAGAAGAACCTATTTAGGTATTTCTAATAATAATAGTTGGGATGGTAATTATTTTGAATATATTGGTAAACGAAATCCAATCTCAACTTGTGATCTTGAAAGTCTTGATTGGGGTTATAAATCAAAAGGTTTCCACATGGATAAAGATGCTTCAGGAATAACTATTTCAGATGCCTTTACAACATCAGGAACATCTAAATTTAATGTAGGATCGGCAAATTTCTCATCTGAACCTAATAACCCGACAAGTCCTTATTATAGAATTTATTCAAGAAAATTTACTTTCTTGGTACAAGGGGGTTACGATGGTTGGGACATATATCGTGAACATAGAACTAACAGTGATAGATATGTTTTAGGAAGATCTGGTTATTTAAATGGAGCGTGTCCTGATAACAGATATCCAAATGCGGTTGGTTGGGGAGCATTCAAACAAATTTCTGTTGGTGATGGAACTCAAGATTTTGCAAATACTGACTACTACGCTTATTTATTAGGAATTCAAACATTCTCTAATCCTGAAGCGGTTAACATTAATGTGTTTGTTTCACCGGGTATTGATTATTTTAATAATAGTGACTTAGTTGAATCAACAATAGATATGATCGAAAATGATAGGGCGGATTCACTTTATATTACAACAACTCCCGACTATAATATGTTTTTACCAACAACTACAGGTAATGATGGTATTATTTATCCTCAAGAAGCGGTAGATAATTTAGAAACAACAGGAATTGATTCTAACTATACCGCAACTTATTATCCTTGGGTGTTAACTCGTGATAGTGTAAACAATACACAAATATATATACCGGCAACTGCTGAGGTAACTAGAAATTTAGCCTTAACAGATAATATTGCGTTCCCTTGGTTTGCAGCGGCAGGTTACACAAGAGGTATTGTAAACTCAATTAAAGCACGTAAAAAATTAACTCAAGAAGATAGAGATACTCTTTACCAAGGAAGAATTAATCCAATTGCAACCTTCTCTGATGTAGGAACCGTAATTTGGGGTAATAAAACTTTACAAGTAAGAGAATCAGCTCTTGATAGAATTAACGTGAGAAGATTGTTATTACAAGCTCGTAAATTAATCTCAGCAGTATCTGTAAGGTTATTGTTTGATCAAAATGACGAACAAGTTAGACAAGACTTTTTAAACTCTGTAAATCCAATATTAGACGCTATTAGAAGAGATAGAGGTTTATATGATTTCCGAGTTACAGTTTCTTCTGACACATCAGACTTAGATAGAAATCAAATGACAGGTAAAATTTATATTAAACCAACAAGATCCTTAGAATTTATAGATATTACATTCTATATAACACCAACTGGAGCTTCATTTGAAGATATTTAATTATTAAAATGAAAAAAAAATAAAAAAAAGGAGGCAAGTTCTCCTTTTTTTTATTACCTTTGTTTTCATAAAGAAAAAAACTATGAAAATAACATCAGAACACAAAGTACTAATAAAAAAATGTATTAGTAAAATTCCAAAGGATTACGATGAAACTCACTACGAACTAATGATTTATGAATTTCAAAATAATACAGAAATTTCCGATTTAGAAGGGTTTGCAGATTTTGATGGTACAATTGTAAATCTTAATAAAGTTGTTAATAACATAATAAAAGAAAGAAAGAATACGTTAAGTCATATTGACTTCAAATATGCAGATAGAGAAGGAGACTTCGACCAATTTACAATTTATCAACATAAAAATAAACACAATGAAAATTAATCCTATTGATTTAATTCCGGCAGTAAAATATTATTCATTTGATTGGGATGATAATTTAATGTATATGCCAACAAAAATTTATCTTTTGAATGATAAAGGTAATAAAGTAGGTATGACCACAAAAGATTTTGCGGAATTTAGAGATATGGTCGGTAAAAAATTATTTAAATATAATGGACATACCATTGTTGGACCAGCAAAAGATGCTTATATCGAGTTCGGTGTTACTTATGACGATCAATTTTTAATTGATGTTATGGTCTCACCAACAGGACCAGTATGGGATGATTTTGTTGAAGCAATTAATAATGGATCCATTTTTTCTATAATTACTGCAAGAGGTCACACACCATCAGCAATTAAACAAGGTATATATAAACTAATTAAATCAAACAAAAATGGTATTGATTCAAATAAGTTGGTTAAAAATTTATTAAAATATAAAGATTTAGCGGATGAGGGTAAATTATCTAAAGATAAACTAATAAAATCATATTTAGATTTATGTCGTTTTCACACTGTTTCTTTTGGAATGAGTTCTGAAACAAATCCAGAACCAGGAAAAATTAAAGCTATGGAAGAATTTATTAAATATGTTAAAAAAATTTCTCTCCAGTTGCAGAAAAAAGCTTTAATAAAAAATAAAATAAATAATTATATTAAGCCATTTATTGGTTTTTCAGATGATGATGTAAAAAATGTAGCTAGTATGAAAGATTATTTTAAAGATAAAGAAGATAATATACTACAAACTTACTTAACATCAAGAGGAATAAAAACAAAATATTAATAATAAATGCTAGTACTAGTATATTTTATTTAAAAAAAAATAAAAGTAAATAGAAAAATTTTATTTATCGTATATTTATAATAAAAATAAACATAAAATTAAAAATTAAAAATTATGGCTGATTTGTTAATGAAAATGCCAGTTCCGTACGAACCCAAAAGGCAGAACAGGTTTATTATAAGGTTTCCTTCAGATTTGGGTATCAACGAGTGGTTTGTGGAAAGTGCTTCAAGGCCATCAATAAAAATCGGTTCAACCGAAATACAATTCTTAAATACATCAACATTTGTTGCTGGTAGATTTAATTGGGATGCAATCACAGTTAAATTCCGTGACCCAATTGGACCATCTGCTGCACAAGCTTTAATGGAATGGGTTCGTTTATGTGCTGAGTCCGTTACAGGTCGTATGGGTTATGCTGCAGGATACAAAAAAATGTTGATCTTGAAATGTTAGATCCAACAGGAGTTGTTGTAGAAAAATGGATATTAGAAGGCACATTTTTAACTGATGTTAATTTTGGAACATTATCATATTCTCAAGATGCTTTGGCGGACATTAGTGGAACACTTCGTATGGACCGTTGTCCTTCT